CTCAATCTCTCCGACCGTTGGCGCATCTTCTCCAGCAGCCCGACCTTCGTCAAGACTGATTCCGTAGTCTGCCATTCTTATTTGCAGCTTGTATATCTGCCCGAATAGCTTGACTTTCGGTTGTGCGTCAAGTGATAATGTTGTCAATAGGTTTCCAGATGCAACGTAACCCTGACCCTCGCCAGTTCCTAAAGTTGAGCCGCCCTGTAACGAATCGGCTAACGCTTTGGTGTACTCACCCCGAAACTCATTCAGAGCATCTATCAGTTTATCGAATGCCATTCTGTTTCATTTGGTGGTACTCGTGGTTCTGTTTAGCCTTCTGAAAAGAGATAAGGTTGAGGAACTCCCGAAGAGGAAGAGCAAAGAAGTAACCCCACTTGGTCGCATCGTTATTTGATAGGTTATTGACCACGTTCAGCCAGCCGTATTTCGATTCAAACGTTTCAACCTTCTTTCCGCTTGTCTCTTTATCTTCTCGGCTTTCTTCACCGAAGATTCCAGTATATGTTTGGCGGACTTGAGATAGCTGCTTAAAAAAAAAGCCGACAACGGTTGCACGATTGTCATAGGTGCCTGAAGCATTGCCCCCGAGATTTCCTTGTGTTTCTCAGGGTCATATTTTCCTTTCTTCCAACCATACCATGTTCTCTTTTTGGGAACTAAGAACACCGCCATCACTTCGTGCAGTTGGTCTATCACTTTGTCCGGGTCTTTCATCAAGTGCATCAAGGTAATGTACTGACCTCCGTTCAGGTTGTAGACGTCTGTGATAACATCGTATCTAACGCCTCCAAATTCCACCGCCTTCTGTACTTGTCCCACGAGCTGCTCAGTTAGGAATGAAAGCGTCTGCATACACTTAGCGTAGGTCTTTAGCGAGTAGGTTTCAATCTCATCTACTGGAACGCCTGACATGATGGAAATGATAGCCACGTTGGTCGGGTATTCGTCTCCCTTTTCTGCGAGTATTCGCTGGAGTGCTTGGAACTGCTCAACAGTTACACCAGCCCAGCTGTTAGGTAGTTCAATCTTCATTCTTTATCTGCTCTATTTTTCTTATTGCCCAATTGACCCCAGCGTCTCCGCCCCATGCAAGCCACATCAAACGCCCGCAACCTTCTCCAAGTTTACGTTTAGAGTTCCGTTTGTGTCGGATAAATGCAGCCATTCGCTCAATGGTTTCCAAACTGATTGGCTCACGGTTTGCTAATTGGTTAGCCCTTGCCTTTCCTACGGCAGTACCGCAACCACCCCATCCGTTCTTCTCCGCCCATCTCAGAGCGGCTTTGGCGTTCTCAGAAGCGGCTTTCGGGTAATCCGTGTAAGCCTCTTGCATCCGCCATATTTTGTTCAGTCGTTCAAGCATCTCAGTAATAAATAGCGAATCTGTGTTTTTGTGTCTAACGAATTGTGTACTTGCCCGCGTTCGCCTTCAGCTTCTCCATTGCCACATATCTCAGCGCATCGAGTGCGTGGTTGTTGTCATCTTCGGGTTGGTTGGTAACTTGGTTTGTTTTGTAGTCCCTCTTCCATGCGTAGTTCCTGAGCTCCCGAATGATGTTGACCGAATCTTGATGTACCATAATCTGTACAGATTTCAGCTTGTCAATTCCTGACCTTACGCTGTCCTGACCTTTGGCTACTGGTCGGATTCTGAAACCAGCCCTTCGGATTTCCTCGATGCTCTTGGGCTCTGCTGAATCGGCTATGATTTCGTCTGACCTTTGCAGTCCGCACTTCCTCGCTATGTCTGCGTTGGTCAGTCCTGTTTCGTACAGCACCTCCTTAACCCACAGCTTGCCTTCTTGGTAAAGAACCTCCACGAGTGCGGTAGGGTCGTTGGTAAACCCGAAGTCAAGCCCGTATGCTTTCCACTTGTACCCGGTTGGAAACTCTTTGGTTTCTTGCCAGTTCTCGTAAATGGCGCCTTCTCTTCTTGACCTCTGACCTAATCCGTAGACCTTCCACTTGTACTCGTCAGCCGTGCCGCGTGATACGTTGAAAGGTGTCGGCTCGTAGCTGTTGATTTTGTCCCTAATGTTCTGGTCTAAGAATGTGTTGTCTAGCATTGTGGAATGGATAAGCAGCACATCGTCCCGTTTCAAGACGTTGTCGTATATCCAATGTTCATCTGTGGAAGGGTTGTAGTCAAGAATCCACTTGCCCTTGCATCGCTGCTCTAATTGGTCGAAGTCATCCTTGCTTGTTTCTATGGCTTCGTTCAGCCAGAAGTAATCGGTTTCGATACCGTGTAGCTTCTGCGAATCGTCAAGCCCGTAAAACTCAAATGTAGACCCGTGAGCTGAGTAAATTAAATCGGTCTTGTTAAACGCATCATCCTCCCACACCTCAAGGCTTTGTAATACTTTCTTGAACGTATCGAGTACGGTCGGCTTAATCCACGTACGCCTGAACCTCGCAATTGCAATCCTCTTCGGTTCTTGTAGTCCTGTAAGGTAGATGGCTTGGCAGATGCTCCACGTTTTGGAACTACGTGAGCCACCCTCAAGCACAATTCCCCGAATGGATTTATCATTAATGGCTTGCCACAGGTCATCAAATACGCCAGTTCCTTCAATCTTCACGTAAGTTTATTGGTTGACTTTTTCGGTTTCGTCAGTCTTTGACCTGACTGCTTATTAGCTTCTGACATGAACACAGTTACCTTCTGCGTTGAGCAGCTCATCTTATGAAATCCTACTTTATGGCATACCGGGCACTCTTTCATTTCTTCTCAGGTCGATGTATTACTATTTCCACCTTGTCAGGTTTACCACCGTTAACCGTCTGCTCTACCTCTTCTTTTGGCTTACCGTAGACCCTGTCAAATAGAACATCGAGAATGTGGATGCTTCCATTCTCGTAGTCGCGTTGGGCTTTCTTCGCTATCAACGCTATCCAAAACGGTAGCTGGTCGTTCTTTGCCAGCTCCACCAACTCGCTTCTTGACTTGCCGAGTACGTTCTTTATGATGTCCTGAACTTGCCCCTTCGACAGCTTCACATTATGCTCGTCAAGGAAGTGTTCCTTCAGTAGAGTTTCCACGTTCTTCGGTCGCCCTTTCGGGTTGCCGCTCTGTCCTTTCTTGAAGGGTTTTAGGTTGTCTTCTTTCGCCACTGTTATGTCTCTGTTTAATTGAGCGCGGAGGTGGAATCGAACCCCTCCTTTCTGCTGGAATGCAGAACGTGCAACCATTACACTTCCCGCGCCTGTCTGTCTTGTAAAGATACTTTTTCTCCTTTATACATTCCAGCTCCTAACTCATCTATTTTTGAGAAGGGTAATATAGGAACGGTTAGCTTGCAGCTTTTATCAATTAGGTAGATGTATTTTAATTGATAACCTTTTAATCTTTCAATAGTGTGTCCTTTAGCTCTTAATTTGTCCATACAACTATCAGAAACTGTCCAACCTTTTACAAGCATTTTATCCCATAATGTTTTACCATGCACTACTTCGCCATTAAAATTAAATACTTGTCCGCTTTCTACAACACCAACTAAGTAAAAGCCACTCGCTCTATAAATAGTGCCATCTCCACATTGTGTCCCGTCCGAAAAAGATATAACCCATTTAATTTGTGGAGCGTTTTTTTTGATGAGCTTGATTGATATCGCTATACATCTACTTTCTGAATACTTAGGTAGATAATCGTCAAAAGCCATTCGATTAAGTTCTATAAACTCATTCCACTTTGTGCCTTCTACTAAATTGATTGTTCCTTTTTTGTTTATGCTTGGTCCATAACTCATAACCCCGTGCAGCTTACCATCCAAAAAACATCCAAAGTGCAGCGTTGAATTTGGCACAACCTTACCTGAGTAGTGATGTTTCTTTACAAACTCATTGGCAACCTTCGCTGGTATGACCTTAACGATTATCTCCTTTGCTCTGCCCATTGCATTACAATTAAATAAAGTGCATTGCCGTTTGAGTTCTCGTTGCCCATCGTTTCAACGTACTTGTATTTTTCCGTTTGCTTTATGTCCGCGATTGCGTTCTTTATCTGCTCCGCTTGTTCATCTGCAAGAGTAAACGTCATTTGCTGAAAAGGCTCTTTATCTCCTGACGGAAGAGTGAACTCATCGGTTGTGTCTATGTCGTCCATATTCTGCCAAGAATCAAGCCCCCAATCTTCCAACTCTACGCTATTCCAAGTATTCGCCAACTCGTCCCAGTCCCATTCTCCAAAGCCTACGTTGTCCTTAATGATGAACTCGCGCTGTTTTTCTTCTGACCAATCAACAACTTGAACGGGTACTTCTGACCATCCAGCTTCTTGCATCGCCTTTAGGCGCATATTACCGCCCAAGACTATCATATCTTTATTGACGACTATCGGTCGAACGTTAGCCATCTCAGGAAAGTCCCGAAGGCTCTGAACCAGCTTCTTAAACTTCTCGTCTTTGATGTATCTCGGGTTCTCCGAGTTGGGTCTGACTTTACTTATCGGTAAACTTTCCATTCTTGTAGTTTGAAAGTGCTTGTTGTGGAGTGTCTCCCATTGCTTTCTTGCAAGGTTCTCCGTTCCAGTATGCGGTTGCGGCTTCTCGGTTGAAGCAGTACCATTTCATTTGATAGGTGTTCTGCGTGATGTAGAGCCCGTAGTTCTCACTTCTTTTCATCTAACCTCCTTTTGATTTCGATTGCGACCCCCGCCTTCTCCGCTTCCTTTTTGGTTTCGTAGATGCAGTTTCCGTTCCCCCATCTCCATTTTCCGTTAGTGCATTTTCTTGCTGGCATTGGTAAAAGTTTAAAAGTGCAACACTCATTAACTGAGGCGTTCGTCCACAAGTAAAACAGACCTTCGCTTTCGGGTCGATGTATGACCACGCTTCTTGGTAGAGCTTCTGCTCTTCTCGTGTTATCCTTCCCGAGTACCGCCCCTGTTCCATCATTGTGATCTGGTCGAGCCTCTCAGCTATAAATAGCAAAACTTCGTTTTTGTCCATGCTTAGAATTTCATGCCACCCGTTTTACTTTAGGTAGTCGGTTATAGTTCGAACCTCCACATCATTCTCTCAAATAAAACACTCAGCAAAGGTACGTAAAGAAGTGCCTCAGGGCTGTGAAACGAACACATCAGAACCCCCAACCAAAAGGACATACACAAACGACAGTCAAAAGGTTTTAGCGGATAAGTCTCAGGCAACCGTAGCCAGCTTTTCAGAAGTAGGTCAATCCCGAATACCTCAATCCAAAGGTAAGCGGCAACGCTCGCGGATAATGCGCTCAAGATGTATAGCATAGTAATTATCTCTTAGTTGGTCAAGTGCTTTGTTTACGGTGTTTCCTATCGACTTGTAGGGTATATCGACCTTCTTGCCTACCTTTCGGTAGCTGCCTTCTTCCAGCCACAATTTAAGTACCTCGCGGTCGTACCAATGCAGCTCATCCATCAGTGTCTCCAAAAGTGCAATATCGTCTTCCTTTTCCCAGTCGTAATCTTCTCGCTCGTGGTCTACCTTCTTGTGATTGTGGAGATCGTATAACTTGGAGAAGCTGGAGCGTTTAGATGTTGCCATTGTCATCATCGTTCTAACCACGTAGAACCTCAGATAGCCGCCTTCGTTTATCTGTTGCCACTTCTCTTCGGGCATTTCCAGCAGAAGAAGAACCACCTCTTGTATCAGGTCATCCGGGCAATT